TAACTCCAGTTTTTTATAATTTTACGCTGGGTGGCATGTGATTGGCAAGGGGGTACGGGGGGTGGCACCCGTGTGTGTGGATTGTATAATAATAACACTACCCGGCAAATGCTTGACCCGGGGGGGGCATTTGAAATTCACGATCCTGAATATAAGCAAACACTTGTTTAACATGTTAAGCATTGAGGTGCATAGATACCTCAAGCTGCGCGCATTGCATTGCGCCTAACCTGCGCCACACTTGTGCCACACTTTTGCCGCATTCCAGATATTGCAATTGAACGCTTGTTCAATTACGCGGGCGCGCCTCTGCGCTGCGGTGTTGAGGTGTGTTGTGTGGAGGTAAATCAGTTTGTGACGTAACGTCACTATTGCGCAATGCGATGTGAAGGCATATACATTATATATAGACACACACAAACAAGGATTGAGACAATGGAAAGCAACGCAATTCACACCTTTCGCCCTCACGCTTCATTTGGAGGCGATTACATTGAGTCTGACACGCTGAATGGTATGATCACAACTCTACGCCAGCACTTGCCCAGTAGCGTCAAGTTTCGTGCGGTTAAGGTTCCCGGCGAAGACTTTCACACCGTTTTATTTATATCCCGTTACTTTCAAGGCCCGGCCATAGCGGGATACTATCGCCAGCACTGACCGCATCTGTTAGCCGCGCTTCACGGCGCGGCCTTCACATGCAGTCGCATGACACAACACAAACAAGGAGGCAATCAAATGCAAATCAAGCCAATCGCTTCAAACATGACAGAGCTGCAAATCTTGGGCATGTCTATTCTTTTCTCTTATCAAACCCCGGTTGCCGGATGGGACGACAAGGGCGCATTCCGCACAGAACAAAAGTTTAGCGCCACAACGTCAAAGCACATCAACAAGTATCTTGGCGGCAAAGATATAGGCCGCACCGTTCCCCAATCATATATCACCGGGCTTGTTGACTTTGCAGAGGATACAACAATGGAGGCATTGATATCATGACACGTCGCCAAGAGAAGCAAATCCGCCAGCAAGTCAAGGCCGCTTTAATTCAGATTGTATTAGGCTTTGCCGCTGGGCTTATCGTCGGCGCGGTATTAGCGCTCAATCTGTAAAGAGTAACAACACAACACAAGAAAACGCCCGGCCACCGCGCCGGGCTTTTTTAATGCACGGTCTCACCCTCTGGGCTTACCATCTCATGCAATTCCAGTAGGGTTTCAGCCAAACTTTGCATGACCCGCTCCACAGGCACGCCCGCAGATAGTTGCTCCTCAACGTGGTCAATCAGCTCACCTGTCACAATCTCTTGCGTCTCTGTATCCTCGCAATTAAGCATCATACGAAAATCAATCTGGAATGACATAGGCCCGGCCCTCAAATATGCCCGGCGCAAGGATTGGGACAAGCGCCGGGCCAGTTTAGGCGCGGCCTTGGGAGGAACGACGCGCCGTGCGCATTTATAGCCACACACAAGCCCAAAGCGCAAGTTTATGCGCCTTTGCCCGGTCTATCATCCTCCCCCGTCCCACGCTCCTCGTATGCAATGAGAAACATAAGACAGCACGCGGCGTGCCATAGGTGAGAGACTTGCGTTTCACTATCCATCTCATCAAATGCAAAATTGCGCGTCGCAGTCTTTCCACCCCACCAAGCCCAGAGGTGACGCATTAACGCGCCAAACACACGACCCCACCGCATACCCTTCTCCCAATTGCGCGCAGCGTATTTATCTGCGCCAAAGCCCAGAACTCGCGCCGTGCCAAATATAAACTCCGGCGCAACCAACTCGATTGGCTCTTTGCCTTCGTCATTTTTTCTTGCGTCGTTCATCCCCACCATTCTCCATTTCAAACTTGCGCCGCAGGATTGCATCACGCTCGCTGGCGTTCCACTTCGGCAATGTTGGGTCAAACCTGCGCCGATTGGCGAAGCCCTCAAGCTCTGCTAAATCCCGGCAAGCGTCAAGCCTTGATCTAAACCCCTGCAACGGCTCGGCCACTATATGATAGCCTACAGGACGAACAATTGCCTCACCCTTCTCAATCTTATGTCTGACCCACTTAGCCCAATCATATCCCATATATTAAACCTCACGTTCCACGGTGTATGAATGTATTATTAATGTGTCTTTCAGACACATTCATACATTCATACAAAATACGCCCATTGTATGAATTACTGTATTAATTTGTATTAATTGTACTAAACACACCACAAAACCCCTTGTTTATATGGCTCAACAATTAATACACATTTAATACACCCACCCCAAACCGCTCAAACCATATTTTCTGCCGCGTACAGACAAAGCAAGGCCGCTTCAGCCCTGCCATCATCTTTCGCCCTGCCAAAGTCGCTGGCGTTATCTGGGAAGCGCTGCATTGCGAGACCGCGCGACACGCCTTTATCCCGGCTCAATCCGAAGTAGCCTTTCCATTTTGCAGGCGTTACGAATTGCACGGGCAGCTTGTTTGCAGCGCATCCCATTTGCAGCATTCCATAGCCTTCGCCGAAGCGAAACATGCTGGACACGCCTTGCCCGCGCATTGCGGCCACTTGCTCGATGACGGCAAGGCAACGCTCGCCGCTTTCGTTCTGTAGCACGTCCAGCAATGCCGGGCAGTTTATGACCGTTTTGCCTTTGGTGTTTTTGACCGTAGGCATATCATGCACTTCCAGCTTGCCTGTATCGGTCCAATATAACGCCACGGCCCCGGTAAACCCCGGATCGCATCCGTATATGAGCATTAATCTGCCCTCGGTTGCTGTACATGCTCCACAATTGTTGCAGCCTTTTCTAGTGCTGCGCTCCGGCAGAACGCGCTAAAGGATAGCCCTGACCTGCGCGCGGCTTCTGTAATTATGCGATCATATTCTTCCGCGAAATTGATTAGGCGCTTCTTATCCGACATGGTTTTGACTCCTCTTGTGTCTGTTTTCTTTATATATGTTTAAAATATGGGGAGCCAGTGGAAAATATACTTGCAGATATGTTTTTTTCGTGTTTATACTGGTGGCACAACACAAACATGGAGTTTAACAAATGACAAACGAAACCAAACCATCCGCAGAAGAAATCGCACGCTGGGAGCGCATCAAGCAAGAAATGCTTGACCGCGCAGATGTTGTTTCAGGGTTTGCAGATGATGAGCGTGATGCGCTAAATGAGCTGCGCTGGACCAGCATGTCCATATCCGAAGACGTAAACTATTTGATGGATTTCTGTTACAGCGACGTGATTGAATTCTGCCGCGCAGCTGACTTCTTGTGCGAAGAATACAGCTGGAACACATCTGAAAACGAAGACAAGCGCGACATAGGCAAGAAATCTCTTGCGCTTGCCGCCGCTCTGCGCGGTGATGCTTGCGACGGCCCGCGCTTGTCTTACGGCCAAGCCAAAGATTTCGGCGGCATATATCCGCGTATCACTGGCCTTCTGCACACCAAGCCCAACAAATACCAAATGGAGCGCTTTGCCGAGCATGGCATTGTGTGGGAGGGCGAAGTCGATGAGCATTAAGGTAGGATTGCCTGACGTGACGTTCAATGCTTTGTGCAAGCTCACAGAGATTGACCGCGAGTTTATTGGCTCGCCGGATTATATGGGTGTGGCTCAGTTCTGGAGCTGGTCACACCCACAGAAAACGCGATTGAGCCGCGCATCTGTTTCTGCCCGGCGCAAAATACATCATGCGCTTGTGAAAGATGGGCTTGATTTGGATGGCGACACAGGCATTCACCGCTCAATTATTTCCATTGTGCTGGAGAAAGAGGAGCAAGGGTTATGAATGAACGCCAGAGGCAAATTGCCGAATGCACCGAGGATTTTTTGGTTGCCCTTCCTAACAATATGGAGGGCATCGACTTAGGCGCTGTCGTCTGCACGATATTCGAGGCATTCGATCTTGACTATGAAGAGCGCGCTCAAATTTGCGAGGGCGTCTTAGATGTCATGCTTGATGTTGAAATGCGCCGCGATGAGCGCGCAGCGCAAGCCGCTGACGATGTAATTGCGCGTGCTGCCGCGAAGGCTCGCAAGTGATTTGGTCTGAGCATCTGCCGACGTTTTTGATGCAAATGTTCGGCCCCGTTGTAGCGTTGCGGGAAGCTCAGACCAATAGTGTGCCGGAACCTTTCGGGGGTTGGGTTCCGGCACACCCGGATCAGGAACCGCCATTTTAGATAGGACACGCCATGCTCGTACACCTAACGCAAAAAGAGGTTGCGCAATGCAATCAGGCCGCCGCAATGCGCTGGCAATTGGCCCGAGCATCTGGCGTTGTTAATCAGCGCCGGGACAAGGGCAGGTCTGACGCTGACTTGGATTTGCTGGGCGTAAAAGCAGAGCTTGCCGTGTCGAAGGTGTTTGATCTCGACCACATCCACGCCGTTGGCGTAGATGATGGCCGAGACGTATGGCTGGATAATATCTCTGTAGATGTGAAGGCCACGTTCTACACCACCGGGCGGCTACTGTTTAAGAAGCGCGAGGCATTCAAGGCTGATTGCTCTATTCTGGTGTGCCAGCAAGCGCCTGACCGGATGCACGTTGTGGGCTACATACCCCGCACGCATTTTTTAGATCAGGCTTATGAGATTGACCTTGGCCACGGCAAAGGTTGGGCAATGGATCAGGAAAATCTATTGCCGCTTGAGAAACTATGGGCGACTGCCCGCAGCATTAAATTGAAGGAAGCAAAATGAATAAGATCATCATAACAAACGCGCACGCACATGGCTTTGCATTTGCCTGCGATACGGAAACACAAGGGCAAGTCTTTATCCCGGTTCACATCGCTGACGGCTTTGACCTTGCGCCGGGCGATGAAATAAACGCTGTGCTTGTGCCTAATTATCAAGACAAGTCGGACAAAGGCACGCCGTGGCAGGCCGTGAAGTTGCAGCGCGATAATGAAGTTTGCGAAAAAGCAATCATAGATAATTCGCAAACATTAAATAATGAAGCGCTTGATGCTGAAATTCTCACATACATTCTTGCTGGCGGGTATCACACCACCGCAGAGCTGGCGGATTATTTTGAGCTTGACCACAAGACCGCAGGTAACGCAGCCCAGCGCCTCTTTAACTCCGGCAAGATTGCCAAGGCAGATGTGTTTAATCGTGTGGGCCAGAAGCGTCCAACAATGATCCTGTGGGCCGCTGCGGCTAAAACATTTATTGAGGTGGTGTGACGGACAGACACGGACAAAGTCCGGACATGTCCAGCCTGTCCGCTAAGGGGGTAACAACTTCGGTAAGTCATTACCCCCTTAACAAAATAGAACTTCTAAAAAATAAAAGAAGTTCCCCCCCCTGAATTAGGTATTGCATATGCAAAACATATATGCGAACAATGAGGAAACGGAGGAAAACATGGAATATGATTGGGAGAAAGACGTTGAGTACGACCTCATTGAGCAAAAGATTGACATTGAGCTTCCTGATGACGTTGTGCTGGTTGGCCTTGCTCTTGCCAATATAGAGAGCGTTGAGGGTTGCCTTATCGTTAACCCTCTCTGGATTGGCGGCGATATAGCCCAGATGGACGTATTGCAGGACGTTTATGGGGACGCAGAAAGAAATTACCGAGCATGTATTGAGGCTGGCAGGAAGTACTATGACAAGCTCAAAGCAAATAAAAGGAAGGAAACACAATGACAATCATCAAATCGGAAGACATGTCGAACGAAGAGTATCATGCGCATCATGCGTTTGGTTCGACTGCAATTAAGACCGCAGCAAACAAGAGCATTGCGCATTTGTTCGGCGCTGAGCGTAAGGATAGCCCGGCATTTGCATTGGGCAGCGCGGTTCACGCTTACTTGTTGGAGCCAGAGAAAGACCTTGTTGTGCGCGGGCCTGAGACACGGCGCGGCAAGGCATGGTCTGACTTGAAGGATGAGTGCGATGCTGCTGGCAAGATATTGCTCACCGAGGCTGATTATGATCTGGCAAACAAAATGGCAGAGGCTTGCCTGCAAAACCGTATGGCAAATCATTTGCTCACAAATCCTGACATGCTGGCTGAGGCTTCATTCTTCGCCACTGAGCCAGACATTGACATTGACCTAAAGACGCGCCCAGATGGCCTCCTGCGCAACGCAGGCATTGTACTGGACATCAAAACGACACAAGACGCATCACCCAGAGGCTTTGAGCGTTCTGTGCGTCAGTTCGGATACGATTTGCAGGCTGCATTTTACATGCACGTCTTGAAACTGAACGGCATTCGTGTGGAGAACTTTATCTTCATCTGCATCGAGAAGGACGCGCCGCACGTCACTGCGTGCCATGAGCTTTCGGAGATGTATTTGCGCCACGCTCACAACCGTATGCTTGCTGCATTGGTTGACATAAAGCAGGCGATTGAGACTGAGGAATATGTCACGAATTGGCCTGACTTAAACACGATCCACTTGCCAGCATGGATGGACAGTGAGGAAGCGTTTTAACCTATCCCAGTGCAGGGGTGCTGCACAACATTGAGAGGAGTTGCAAAATGCAACACATGATTACAGAAGTCGTCGCACGTTACCCGCGTCTAAATTCCACTTACAAGTTCGATACTTACGAGAACAAGTCGGTGAAATGCGATGCGTTTGACGACGGCGCAGCATACGAAATGAGCTTCGTAATGTCCGATGAGAAGGCAAAGGAGCTGCATCGTATCTGCATGGAGGCGTATTCTAACGCTGCGGCGTTGGATACAAAGCGCAAATGGCCAGAGAAGCCAACAATGCTTCCATACAAACGCAATGACGATGGCGAAGTCGTCGGCAAGTGCAAGCTGAAAGGTGCTTACGGCGGTGACAAGACGCAGCCACCAAAGCAAGTTGATGCTCAGCGCAACAAGCTGCCGGATGATTTCATGCTGACCAGCGGAAGCAAGGTCAACGTGGCCGTTGTTGTTGTGCCATACAATACAGGCAGCTTGAATGGTGTGTCGCTTAGGCTGCGTGCTGTGCAGGTCTTGGAGCTTGCAGAGATGCAAGGCTCAGATGATCCGTTCACTTCGGTCTCTGGTGGCTTTACGTCCAGCGTGACGGCAACGCCAGTTGCAGCTGCGGATGATCCATTTGCAATGCCTGCATCCACACCATCGCCAGCAGCACATGCTGGCCTTGACGACGAAATCCCGTTTTAAATAAATCAGAAAAGGAAACTACAATGGAAGTTACTATCGTTCAAAACATGCCTATGCCAAGAGCCAAAAATGGCCGGGGAGGCGCTGGATCAAAATATGATGCAGTATTGGATCAAGTAAGCGTTGGCGATTGCGTCCAGTTCGGGGCAAGTAACCATCAAAGGTACTTCTACAAACTCCTGAAATTGCGCGGGCGTAAGGGGGCAACGAGGAAGCATGATGGCATGTACTGCGTTTGGATCACAGCATGAGCGAAATGTTTTATGCAACTCCAAACCAGATGTATAGGATCAACAAGCTCACACACCTACTGAGTGGAGCTAGTGGGTCGCCATCTGCATCACTGCCCATATCAAAGTCGGATGCAGACGCTCTGATAAAAGATATGATTAAGGCAGAGAAGTTGCTGAGCAACTCAGATACCGAAGAGCCTAAAAGGGTTAAGAGGTTGAAGAAGGCGAAGCCAAATAGAGATGCCGAAATAAAGGTTATAAAAATCTCTATTTAAAAAAAGTGTGGCCCGACACTTACATGCCGGGCCACACAATATCATAAGAAACCCACCACAATGAAAAGGCGATAAGCAAATGTTATCCGATCAGAACAGAGAAAGCAAGTTTCCAGCCGCTCGCTGGTCGGAGTTTGGTAACACGATCATTCGCAGTCTTGAGTTGAAAAAGACTGCGCAGGGCGAGTATCATGGCCCATGCCCATCCTGCGCTGGCACGGATAGGTTTTGGATTAAAGAATTTCAAGGCGAGGTCATGGTCCATTGCCGCAAGTGCAATGACTATAAGGCCATCAAGGACAGGCTGCGCGATATGTCTCTCTGGCCCCAGCCGGGTCATACGCCGACAGTGGAGGTGAAGAGAGTTGATATTGAATGGCCGGAGCGTGACCCTATGAGTAGTCACCCATACCTTGAGAAGAAAAAGATTAAACTGCATAACGCCAAGATTGACGGCGACACGCTAACCATCCCGATCATTGACGTGAAGGGCAGGCGCGTTGGCGCGCAGTTCATTGATGCTGACGGCAAGAAAAAGTTTTCCTACCAGCTGCCCGTGATTGGCAACTTTAGCGTGATTGGCGGACCCATTCGTGAGTTTGCATATGTTGCAGAGGGCTGGGCAACAGCCGCGACTGTGCATGAGGCCACGGGTAAGCCATGCGTGTTTGCTTTAAATGCAGGAAACATTTTGGCTGTGATAGACAACCTGCAACAAGCCAAGCCAGATGCCGAGCTTGTCATTGCTGGCGACAATGACGATGCCGGGCGCAAGGAGTGCGAGCGCGCATTCTCTGAGCTGGGCGTTGAGTACATCCTGCCCGACATGGAGGGATGGGATTACTCTGACGTGTGGGTAAACCAAGGCCCGGCAGCGGCGAAGAAAGCATTGACCGTGCAGAGCGTCATGGATCAAATCTTTATGCCGAACGAGGCCATCCCGCAGCTCAGCCGCAACTATCTTGTGAAGGGATGGCTTGGCGAGGGTCAGATGTCTGTGATCTATGGCCCGTCAAATGTTGGCAAATCATTCTTCGCCCTTGATCTTGCATGGCACATTGCCTGCGGTGAGGAGTGGAATGGCCACAAGGTTATTGGTGGCTCCGTCTTATACCTCGCAACCGAGGGTGGCATGGCGTTCCACAATCGCGTGGTTGCGCTAAAGAAAAAATACCCCGAGCATAAGAATGTCAAGCTGGCTGTGCGACCGGCCCCGGTCAACTTGCTTGACGGCGAAGTTGACATGGCTGTGCTTGAGAAGCTGTGTCGTGAGGTGTCTAAGAAACACGGTCAGGTGAAGTGCATATTTGTTGACACGCTCAGCCGCTCAATGGCTGGCGGCAATGAAAACTCGCCAGAGGACATGACAAAGTTTATAGGCAACTGCGATAAGCTGCGCGAGATTACAAGCGCGCACTTGGACGTTGTTCACCACTCCGGCAAGGATAAAGCCGCTGGTGCTAGGGGGCATTCGAGTTTACGCGCCGCGACCGACACAGAGATTGAGCTTGATTACGATGAGAACACTGGCCTGCGCACGGCAAAAGCCACGAAACAGCGTGACATGGAAACAGGCGTTATATTCCAGTTTAAGTTGAACGTCATCGAGCTTGGCGTTGACGAGGATGGTGACAGCGTTACGACTTGTACTGTTGTGCAGGCCACTGAGAGCGAGATCGAAGAGGCCAACAAGCCACGCATCAAGGGCAAGAACCAAGTCCTGATCCGCAAGGTATTCACGCAGCTGCGCGGTGAGGGTGTCGGGCAACCAAACCCCGGAGGGGTTGGGTGGCCAGAGCCGAGAACATATTGGGTTATCTCTGAAGAGACGCTGAAAGACCACTTCATAGGCAAGGTGTCCTCAGCCGCAAATCCACGCTCTACATACAAGCAAGCTGTAGACGCTCTCATTGGCGCTGGCCACATGGTTATAAACGATGGCCATGTGTGGTTCACTGACAACGAAGGCAAATGCAAAAATTTATAAGGAGGAAGGTTATGGAAGATTGGATAAACTGCCCTGAGTGCGATGGCGAAGGCGAAGTTGAGCGCGATGTTTGGGTTCGTCAAAGCTCAACTTGGCATGGCGACTTTGGAAGCCACATGGAAGAATGCGAAGTCTGCAACGGCATAGGCCAGATAGACCCCTTGGAGGACTACCAATGAAATACGATCCAGATGCGCTCACCCGCCA